CTAATCCTAACGCTGTATCTGAGATTGAGAATAACAAGAAAGCCATGTTATTGCAAAAGCTACAAGCTATCGTAGAATCTCAGGAGCTTGATGAAAATCAACAAGAACAGGCTATGATGGAACTACAAAAGTTTGCAATGTATGAATGGCAAGACCTACGTGAAATGAGAGCTAACGCTCTTATTAACCATTATAGGAAAGAACAGAACTTCCCTTTGATGTTTAATAAAGGCTTCTTAGATGCAATGATATGTGGTGAAGAAATATATCAATGCTGTATTGAGGGTGGTGAGCCTAAGCTCAAAAAGATTAATCCACGTAAGATAAGAGTTTATAGGAATGGTTTCAGTAATCGTATAGAAGATGCTGATATTATTATCATGGAAGATTATTGGTCACCTGGTAAAGTAATAGACACTTATCACGAACAATTATCTGACAAAGATATAAGCTATATTGAGAATGTTGCTAGTGGTAATACTGGTGATAGAGATGGTCTTATTGGTGATTATGATGAAAGAGATGGCTTTATCAAAGCATATGATCTTGATGATACTGTTGCTGATACTCTCCTTAAAACTGAATATAAAGATGATTTCAGCATGTCACCTTATGATACTGAGGGTAACATAAGAGTTGTACGCATGTACTGGAAATCTAAGCGTAAGATAAAGAAAGTAAAAAGATATGACCTACAAACAGGTCTACCTACTTTTGAGCTATATGATGAGAATTATGTGATAGATGAATCACTTGGTGAGGAAGAAGAAATATATTGGATCTCACAAGCGTGGGAAGGTACTAAAATAGGTGCTGAGATATATATTAACATGAAACCATGCGTAGTGCAGTATAACAGGCTCTCTAATCCATCTGAATGCCATTTTGGTATAATAGGCTCAATTTATAATATAAACGATGAGAAGCCATTTTCTATGGTAGATATGATGAAGTCTTATTCATACATGTATGATGTGATACACGATAGGCTGAACAAACTATTGGCTAAGAATATGGGTAAGCTGGTTAAACTTGATTTAGCCAAAGTACCTGAAGGCTGGTCAGTAGATAAATGGATGTACTTCATTAAGTCTAGTGGTATCATGGTAGAGAATAGCTTCAATGAAGGGCAATATGGCTCTGCTACTGGCGTTTTAGCTGGTGGGTTGAACAATAACACTACTGGTGTGGTAGACGCTGAATTAGGCAATTCTATACAGATGTACATACAATTCTTGGAATGGATTAAGAATGAAATGTCTGAGGTTGTAGGTATCAATAAACAAAGAGAAGGTCAAGTTGGTAATAGGGAAACTGTTGGTGGTGTTGAAAGAGCCAACCTACAATCTTCTTATATTACCGAATGGTTATTTGCTGTACATGATGATGTGAAGAAAAGAGTATTGGAATGTTTCTTAGAAACTGCTAAGGTTGCTATGAAAGGTAAAAGTGAGAAATTCCAATATATATTACCTGATCATTCACAACAGATAATTGAGATTGATGGTGATGATTTTGCTGATTGTGATTATGGTATTGTGGTTGATAATAGCAACGATCTACAAATACTTAATCAGAAGATGGATATGTTGGCACAAGCTGCATTACAGAATCAAGCAATAACATTCTCTGCTGCTATGAAGTTATACAACTCTATGTCAATGTCAGAGAAAGAAAGAATGATTGAGCAAGCTGAACAGGAAATGCAACAACGTCAACAACAGATGCAAGAACAACAAAATCAAGCTCAACAACAGCAGATGCAGATGCAAATGCAACTTGAACAAATGAAGATGCAACATGCAGATATGTTGAATCAACGTGATAATGAAACAAGATTAGCAATAGAGCAAATGAAACTTGCAACGCAATCAAATATGAAAACAGCTGAAATGGTAATGGCAGAAGCTATGGATCATAGTAGTGAAACTGAGGAAGCACGTCTGGAAGAAAATAAACGTCAATTTGATGAAAAGATGGAACTTGAAAAAGAGAAATTCGTATTTGACAAAGAGAAGTTTAAGAAAGAACTAGACGCAGAGTTATTAAAAATTCGAGAACAAGCTAAACGTAAAACACAAACTAGTAAATCATGAGTGTACACAAAATTAGAGCACACGTAATATCCAACGTAGAACCACAAGATAAAGAGGTTGTTTGGATTAAAAATAGTAAAATGTATCTCTATGAAAAAGGTGAATGGGTATGTATATCAGGCGCAAGTATTACTGATTACGAATATAATGGTAAATCACTTACACAAGCGTTAGATGATATATATGGTCAATTGACAGAAACACCTTTGATATTCACAATGCTTTATTGTGAAGATGGGGATAACTTTGAGCAAGGTCAATCAAAGACTATAAAGATTAAATGGGAGTATTCTAAGCCTATTGAATCTCAAAGAATACAGATTGATACAGAGGATTCACCTGTTGTATCTTACTATCTTGGTAACAATATTCGTGAATACGAGATTCAATTAGATAAAACTACTACATTTACAATCATGGCAGAAGAAGGGTATAACAGTGTATCAGAGAGCTACACTGTTAACTTCTTACTACCTGTAATATATTTTAGCATGGAGAATGATAGTTATGCTCCTGAAACAGATATTATGAAATCACTTGATTGTGGTGTAAGAGAATTCTCAATTAATACTTGTGAATCTGAAAGAGCGGTTATCTGTATCCCTAAGGATAATCCTTATCAAAGAATCATGTATAATGGTCATGATGTTACTGATGATTTCATTAAAGATGATAACATCAAGTATGCTGATCAAACGATTGATTTTAGTAATCATTACTGTTATAAGAGTGCGTATTATGGTTTTGGTATAATTAAATTTAGACTGGCATGAAAGTAATAGGAACTATAAAACCTTTGGGTAATAATCCTGTTGTTGAAAGTAAAGACGTTGCTGGTGGTTTTAAGATCGTACAAACAGTAAATGAGATGTACAAGTTAACGCAACCTACAATAGAAAACGGTAGCTTAATTTACATTACAGAGAATAAAATATTTTATATTGTAGAAATAATAAACGGTGTAATTAATTTTTCTTTGTGGAACATTGGTAATGATGATGGCGCTCATGCTGATTATGAAAAACTATTAGAACAAATAAGTTTATTAGAAGATGATGTTGATTCGTCTAAGAATACTTCTAAGGATGCTTTTAAATACGCAGAACAAGCAAATAACACTGTAAATTCAATATTATCCACAGTTAACACTAATACAACACAGATTACAGCGCTTGATAAATCTTATACATCTTTAAACAGTAGCGTAACTGATATAAATAACACGATAAGCACGTATGAAGAATCTGTTGACAATGTGACTACATCCATAAATGAATTAGTTCAAAATAGTTTATATCCTACACCTAAGTATAAAAAGTGTATGAAAGCTAATAGTGAATTACAGCAAACTATTAGTTCTTGTTTAATTACAGATAATACAGGCAATGGTATTCCTTATAATTATATAGCAAAGATTACAGCTGATATTCAAACTGATCAAACGGTTACTGATGCATGGTTTAGAAAAATTTCAACATCAACTAAGTTACCACGTGAAATCCATTGTATTTTAAAGAACACAAGTGAAAGTATAACAACTGTTGATTTTGATTCTTATAGAGATACTGAATATAATATTTATATTGCGGGTGATGTTGAAAATAATACAGTTAACATAAAACCAGGATTGTTTATAGAGCTATCTATTTATTTCTTTGCTAATGAATCTGGCAATTGGGATAGTTACATTATCTTCAAAAATCCTTATTAAGAGTTAAGTTCAAACATATAAACAAACGATTAATTCTGTTGACATTGGTATGATAAATATTGTACCTTTGTCAGCAGAATTTTTTAATATATACGGTTATGAAGTTTATAGCTCCTATTGAGCCAAAAGGTAAATTTGCCTTACTAGATCCTATACATCTAAAAGGTGGATTTAAACAAGTAGCCACATTTGACGTTTTAAGCTCCTTAGACAGCTTTAATATCCCTGAGGGTACATTTGTA